CCGTCGAATAGCTGTCGCACGCTCCTCAATGGCTTTCGTGCCTAATCCTGCCTCATAAAATAACGTTAATTGCAAAAAACCTAATTCTTCAGCATGTGGCCGATCAGAGATTGCACCTGTATCGCTAGATGAAATAGTTAAGTGGAGCGTTTGATATGGTAGTTTGGGCGTATTTAAAACGCCTTCCCATGCGGTATTAAATTGTCCTAATTGGTTTAAGTGTGTTTGCAATACAGACCGAATAATTTGTTTCATCTAAAATCACCACCTACTTTTCTTTAATAACGCTTCCATTTCTTGCACAGTAATCCTCACCATGCCTTTTGGAGCCTGAATCGAAAAGCCATTGTTTGTTTTACGCCCTCCTGGTTTAGGGTATAAACCATATTCCAGCGTCAAGGCATAAGGCTTATCCGTCGCAATGTAAAGCGTATTACCAAATTTTGCATTGTTAATCACTTCATTAGAACCATTAAATACAGATGGTGCTTCTCCCACCGAGACTGTCCAACTCCGACGTAACTGCCCGCTATCGACAGGCGTTTTAGATTGCACTTTTTTAAATGTATCCAATGCGATTTTCCGTGCCAACATATCTGCACGTTGCATCGTTCGTTCTCTAAAAGCATCAATTTCAGCTACAAATTTACCCATTTACTAACCTTGCCTGAAGCTTGTAATAAATCGTCATGCCAGATGGTTTTAATGGCTGACAATTCACAATTTGCCAACGCTCTCCATTAACAAGGAGTACACTTAAAAGCAGTTCCTCTCTCGAAAGAGGAGATGATAGGCTTAACGTAATAGACACATCGCCTTGTTGAACTAAGCTTGCCTCACCTTTTAAAACACCAGGACTTTGGAATTGAGGAAAGTCATAGGTCAATTGGTTAAATATACAAACACCCAATAAGCGACGCTTGCGTCGAGTTGCCTCACCTGTATTAACGTTGTAATCACTGGTAATGTTTTGTTCAATACTACATGGCACCCCAAATTCGGTTAACAAGGCCTTTGCAGTATCAGCCAACTCATCATAAAATCCCATTCTTACCCCCGTTCAAGCAATACTCTACGCATAGCGCCTTTCTCTCGAACAAACTCTCTCAATAACTGAGCCACATAACTAAATCGCTGATTCTCTACACCGTTTGCAGCTGAAGGATAAGAATACGTTACAGAAAGTTCACCAACTTTCACTGCACTTTTAAGTGCGGCTGGATTTTGAGTTAAATTTTCTTCCAAAGCTAATTCGCAGACTGCATTTTTTACTTTTACTGGCACGTCTGTATCCCCATTACGTGGGAACGCTCGTAATTGATGTTTATCGGATGGCTTTCCTAAATAGATATAGCCACTATCAATATAATCCGATGCATTGACTAATCGGCGAGCCTTTTCTGTTGCACTTAGTGCCCCCCATATTTCTGCACTCATTCTGAGATTATGATATGCATCAGCTTCTTCTACAGAAACATAAGCGCTCATTTTTTCTCCTTACTTAGAAGAATCTTCAATTTTGTTTTGGTACAATTTCACACAGTTATTTCCTTTTGCAATTAATGGGCAATGGAAATAAGAACCCCCAAGTAATTCGTTACTTGGGGGCTCGCTTTTTTAGCGATATGGCTATTTGGTTTTCACCAACACACCTGCAGTGTCTTTCAATGAAGTTGCGGTTTTACGCCAGTTGGCTGATGCACCTAATTTAGTATCATCAGGAGATTTACCGCCTGCAGTCATATCCCATTCATAACCGAGAATACCTAAGTTATAAGTCCATTCTGCTTGATAAACTGCTGCGATATTTTCACCGCCTAATTTCGGTTGCATTTCGCTATTGAAATCGTTGTTACCGCTTACCACGATGGCCCCTTCTTGCAAGCCTAGAGTGTTATAGGCTGAAGCGGTACTGTCAACTAACGCAGGGCTATCCGTGACCACAAACAAGCGACCAAACGGATCGCGCATCACACTCACGTTGTCGTAAGTAAACAAACGTTCTGCGTTAGTTAAGGCATTGTCGTACAAGGTGTGTAAGGTGGTTGAATGAACAATCCACGCTTTTAATGCGCTGGAACGGTCGCCAAATAATGCTGCCGCTTTGTTGAGCGTGCGGAAATTCGGGGCGTTTTTCTTGTCGTCTAACACTGCAGTAGTTTGCCCGCCAATCGCAGCAACGGCACCTAGAATTGCCGTGTTCAACATATCCGCTAAGCGCGCTTTTGCTAATTGCTGACCAATTTCAATGGCTGCCAATTCTGGGTTTTGCAATACCCAACGATATTGTTGCGGTTCATACTCAATCGGGTGCGTACCTGCAGCCACTTTTACTGCTACATTGAGTAATTGTTCTAGGCGTTTCGCTTGCACTGTACCACTGCCATAAGCATTACGACGACGCACTAAGCCTTGAATCGCTTTAAAGCTCGCACGAATATCAAAATCACCTTGTGTTGGAGCATTTTGCAATGTAATCACTCCGCCTGAAGCTTGATTGAATTTTTCAATATCCTGATCGACAGTTTCAGTTAACGCTAAATGTGTTTGTTTGTTAAAGACTTGTAAGTCAAAAGCCATAATAAGCTCCTATGTTATGGTGCGATTGCACCGTAAATAAAAAAGGTGCAATCTCTTGCACCCGATTATGAATGTTGTTGCATATACGCAATTTTTTCTGCGTCGGTTTTACATTCGGCTAAGGATTTAGGGGAATTGCTACCGCCTGTTCCCGCGCCAATACCTGAACCTGATGTACCTGATGGTTTTAAAATCGCATCTTTATTTGGATACGCACCGACTAACGCCTCTAATGCTTCCTCAAAATCGGCTTTTTCGCCTGGGCGTGAACGGCTGTAAATTTCATTGCCATCTGCGAACTTCGCCACCACTTTACCTTCATCTGAAATACTGAAATGCTTACCAAAGAAGGCTTGCACCACATCAGAAGGTAAATTTAAATGTTCTGCGGCATATTTAGAGCGAGCAAACGAACCACCAATTAGTTCTGCGTGCAATTGCGATTGCAGTTTTTCAGCTTGAGATTGGAATTCTGCCAGTTGTTCATCAAAGGTTTTACGCATTTCTGCTTTCACCTTTTCCACTTCGCCCGCATCAATCAACTTCTTATCATCGAGATTTTTCACCGTTTCCAAGGCTTTGATTGCTGCTTTCGGATCGTCAATCCCCGAAAATGCCGAGAGTTTTGCTTCCGCCTGCTCTTTGGCTTCACGGTGTTTTTTCGCCTCACTGTTAAGCTCTGCGATTTTGGCTGTGGCTTTTGTGGCATCAAACGGAATTTCCTTCCCGTCTTCGTGAACATACACAGGCATCCCGTTTTCAACAACCACGTGCCCATTTTCATCAAGTTTTAATTTCATATTGGATTTCCTTCCAGTTAGTTAAGGTTGTGCCTTTTCCAAGGCGTAAAAAAAC